CAAATCCGCTACCAATTTCGTTTGATCAATTCCGAAAGAATCCCGTTGCTGGGGTTGCTTTCCTTGCATTGGTAGGTGTGAGCTATTTATACTATGATGTCAAGTCATCGTACACCGAGCAACTTGAGAACTCCAACAAGAAAATTGAAGCGTTGGATTTAAAGATTGATCGTCTTGGATATGCTCTGAAGAAATCCGATTCCGCATTGGCTGCTGCCATCACAGAACTTCGCATCATCAACACCGTCAAAAAATTATGAGGTACTTTGTCATTTTGTTTTGTCTATTCATCGCAGCCATTGAGATTGCCTTTCCAGTTGGTGCAGTTACAACACCCCCGATTGATGAGGTGGAAACAATGTTGAAAAAGGTTGAATCAAATCTTCGTCAAGCATCCGCAGTTGTATCCGTTGCAAAAGCGAAAGGAGAACAAATGGTTGAAGGCAAAGTGCAAGAGAAAGAGCAATTGAAAGAAGCGGTGGTGAATGCTGAAAAGAAAGCGGAATCCGTGGTTCAACAGATGCAAGTTGTTCAAGACCAAATGGAGGTGTATGCCGTCAAGATGGTAGGTGCTGGATTAGATACCACCACCACACCAATTGAGTTCAAAGGGGTGATCTATGATGCGTATTTGAACTATCTCTCCGAAGGTGGGAAAGAAGAGTTTGACTATTTTAGAATGTACTTATGGCAACAAAAGTAAACATCACATCATTTCGGGCTAAACCCAAAAACAAATTGGGCAGACATACAAAACACAAGAACAAGCATAAGAGTTCCAAACCATATAAAGGACAAGGCAAATGATAGACAAAATCAAACAAGCAATGAAGGTGAAGAACTACAAATTCTTTGAATCAGGTGATTACAACTTGAACATCATTGGCATTCGCAATTCGGATACTGGTAACAAAGTGACAAATGTCTTTGATGACTTGTTAACCGTTAGTTACAAAATCGGGGATGTGTGGCATTTTAAGAAATGGGCAGCGACAACCGATCCCGGCACAAAGGGAGTGAAGGAATTTCACAATGCTCAAGGCGTTGCTCGTCTTGTCCCCGGACAATATCGTGGCAGTCACGCAATCGGATTGCATCAAGGCAAATACGAAGCATTGAAACAAGCCAAACCCGTGAAGATTTACAGAGATGCAAACAAGGATATGACCTACGACACCAAGTTGATCACCGAAGGTATCTACGGAATCAACATCCACAAGGCTGGTGCAGATTCAACCTATGTTGAGAATTGGAGTGAGGGTTGTCAGGTGTTCAAAAAGTCAGCAGATTTTGACGAGTTTATGGCTTTAGTCAAGAAGGCTGCCACTTTGCACGGCAATTCATTCACTTACACACTATTAGAAAGCAAAGATTTATGAAAAAATTAATGGAAATTTTCACGGGTGACAAAGGAGAAATGTCCTCAAAAAGATTCGTTGGGATCATCGGTGCTTTTGTACTTTTTGGTACTATGGCTCACAATAGTTTGTCTCCTGCTGATATCGTACCATCTCCAGAGTTGGTGACAGCGGTTGAATTCATCGTGATTGCTTGTCTTGGATTCACATCAATAGACAAGTTCTCAAACAAAAAAGATTGATTGCTATTTGATAGAGATGATATTCCAAAGAATAAACTTTCACGATAACAAACTCCCTGTTTTCAAAGAAAACAAGGCGAAAGGATTCGTGACCTTCGGAGCAGACAATCTCTATCCTGATTTTCTAATTGAACTATTTAACAAAAGCCCAAAACACAATGCAATCGTTTCTGCAAAAGCTTCATATGTGGCTGGAATTGGTACTGAAGTTTACGGACAAAACACCACCGACATCGCCAAAATCCAAAACAAACTCAAAAGCATCAACGCCTACGAGACCTACGAGGAACTCAAAGCAAAAGTAGCATACGATGCCGAGTTGTTTAATGGGTTTGCAATTGAGGTAATTTGGAACAAGGCAAAGACCGCACCTTCGGAGTATTATCACATTCCATTCAAAGACATCCGCAAAGGATTGGAGGGTGAATATGTGTATTGTGCTGACTGGACAGATAGCAAAGCGGAGAAAATCCACTATCAACCATACAACCCAATTACTCGTGAATCAAAGCAATTGTATTATTGCCAATTCTACCGCCCCGGACAAGGCGAATATCCTTTGCCTGATTATGTTGGTGCGTTGAAATACATTGAGGTTGACACCGAGATATCCAACTATTATTTGAATAGCATCAAAAACGGATTCACGGCACAAACTCACATCCAGTTATTCAAAGGAATCCCCACACCTGAAGAAGCTCGTGCAACTGCAAGGAGATTCAAAGAAAACTATCAAGGCACGGACAATGCCGGTGGGTTAATCATCCAGTACAACGATCCGACAGAAAAGGAATCAGTCATCAACAACCTTCAACCTTCGGATTTTGACAAGCAATTTGACTTGTTGAATAAGACCGTACAACAAGAGATATTTGTCGCACATAAGGTGAACTCACCGATGTTGTTTGGGGTGCGTGTGGAATCTCAATTGGGTGGTCGTAGCGAGTTGATTGAAGCCTATGAGATGTTCCATCACGCCTACATTGAACCCCGTCAACAAAAAATTGATGATACCTTTGCTTACTTGCTTGAACCTATCGCATCTGTTCGCTTGGAAACCATTAACAAACCACCTATCGGTCTTGACTATCAGGCTTTGTTTACCGCTGGAATCATTGACAGAAACGAAGCAAGAAAAGAGTTGGGATTTGATGAGATTGAAGAACCTTTGAATGTTGCCCTATCAAAACAAAATCCTTTTGGGTGGGACGATGAAAGAGACATCAAGGTATTTCAACAATACGGAGAGAGTGCAGACAACTTTGAAGCGTACAAGTTTGAGTTCGTTGATGCCGTTGAAACTGCTATTTTGAATGTGTTGAAAGAGAATAAAGGTTTGCAAGTTGGAGACATCGTGAACATCACCAAACTGGATGCGAAGGTTGTCGCTGATGCCATTGCTAAACTTGCCAAAGCAGAGTTGATCAAATCATACGAAGATGGTCTTGAAACAACCCCGAAAGGAGTTGAAGAGGTGAAGAGATTGCAAACTGAAATTGTCGTTCGTTACAAATACGGATTGGCTGCTGGTATTGATGGACCAATGATCATTCCAGGTTCAAGAGATTTCTGCCGTCAAATTGATGGTAGCAACCGTGTATATTCAAGGGAGGATATCAATGCGATGTCAACTCAATTGGGATACGATGTATGGAAGAGAAGAGGTGGTTGGTATCACAACCCCACATTGGATGTGAACACACCACAATGCCGACATATTTGGGTGCAACAATTATTAAGGAGAATCAAACGATGACCAATTTTGTATATTTCATTTCAACCACTTATCTCAAGGACAACACTCCTTTGAATGAGAATGTTGATGACAAGTTGCTGAAATCAGCAATCAAAGAAGCTCAAGAGATTTACATCCGTGATGTGATTGGTTCAGGCATTTACAATGAGTTGCAAGTACAGGCATTTGCTGGAACATTAACGCAGTTGAATACTACCCTTTTGGATTCATACATTGCACCTTGTTTGAAGTATTATACATTGACCGAAGCAATGCTTCCAATGACCTTCAAATTGATGAACAAATCGGTTGCATCTCGTGAGAGTGACAATGCGAGGGCGGTATCAGTTGAGGAAATGACAATGATCGAAGGTCGTTATCGTGACAAAGCGGAATACTATGCCAACAGATTAAGGGATTATCTACGCACATACACCAATGATTATCCTTTGTTCTTGAATCCTGGCAGTACATTTGATACAATCCGTCCAAAAAACACCGCTTTTGTCGGTGGTATTTATCTTCCAACTTCACAAGATTGCTTTTGGAACTATGACTTCCCCAACGAGGACAAATAAGTGGCAAAAAAACAACGAAGCCAAACTTCTCAAATTTCTCAAGAATGACACTAAACCAAATAATTCAAAAGATTCAAACGGCAGCCGAAAGCCATAAGATGGTTCACAAGTTTGGCGTTGGTCAGCAGTCAAATATGACGGTTGAGAATGTTGAATATTATCCTTTGGTTTGGTTGTATCCAGATGGCTTCAATTTGCAGTCAACTGGAAACTTGATGACATATAACTTTGCATTGCTTGTGATGGACAGAGTATTTGAAAGCGAATCAAACACCATTGAGGTTCTTTCGGATACTGCACAGATTATGACCGACATCTTTGCGTTGATTGAAGACAACACCCAAAACGATGAGGATTTTGAGATTGTGATCAACGGCAACGCATCTCCTTTCTACGATTCAAAAACTGATATTCTCGCTGGTTATGCAATCAACTTCCAAGTCCTCACTCCTTATTTACACAATACTTGCGTTGTTCCTGTTTAGTTGGTTGTGGGCGTTCTTCAATTATGATGAACCAGTCCGCTATATCAAACCACTAAATGTTGAACTGCACGAAAGGATTATAGTCAAGGAGAAAATCAAAAGATTGCGTTTAATCGATTCAATCAATCACTTTGATACAATCTACCTTGACACCTTCAAACCTTCAACAGAGGGGCTAAAAAAGGCAATAGGATTGCACATCCACTTGGATACCACTCTATGAAAAACAATAACATCATTGTCATCCCGAAGCCGTGGGAAGAAACCAAAGTTCTCTTGATCTCGGATTTACATTGGGACAATCCAAAATGTGACAGAGATTTGTTGAAGAAACATCTTGATGAAGCCTTGAAAGGAAACAATGATGTGTTGATTAACGGTGATTTGTTCTGTTTGATGCAAGGTGCATACGATCCCAGGAAAAGCAAATCGGACATAAGACCAGAACACAATGTCGCAAACTATTTTGATGCTATCATCAATACAGCGGTTGAATGGTTTTTGCCCTACGCACATATCATCAAATTTATAGGATACGGCAACCACGAGACAAGCATATTGAAACGACAAGAAACCGACATTATTGAACGCTTTGTTACTTTGTTGAACTATCGTGGTGGTACAGCAATTCAGGTGGGCGGTTACGGTGGATGGGTAAAATATCAATTTAACCATCACTCCAAAAAGATTGGATACAACATTAAGTATATGCACGGATTTGGCGGTGGTGGTGCAGTAACTCGTGGAACTATCCAGCACAACCGTATGTCTGTGAATGTTGAAGGTGCTGATGCGATTTGGATGGGTCATGTTCACGAAGATTATGAGATGACATACAGCGTGGAATACTTATCAGCCGTTGGAACTGTTTTGCTTCGTGATATTTTGATGATTAGAACAAGTGCTTACAAAGAAGAATACGGAGACGGCTCAAAGGGATGGCACGTGGAAAGAGGTGCATCACCAAAGTTCACTGGTGGTCGTTGGTTGTATATGCTACCAACAAGAACGGAAAACGGAGACAGAGTCATTCGGGCATACACTCACAAGACAATATGATCAAGGTTCAAATCATACACGAGACCAAGAATGACAACTGGATGGGTTTGATTGAAGGCGAATCCGACATCATCCAAATCTTGGAAGATGGGATGGTTGATGCTGAACAAATCGTTGCCATCTCGCAGTTGTATGAGAATACACAACTCTATATGAGAGGCGGTCATATCATTTTGATTGAAGAAAACTATTATACCTTTGTTGTCAAATGGATGCAGTCAACCCAACACACTACAAACAAGGCGAAATAGAATGTATTGATGCCATTGAATCTGCGACAATTAAAAAGAAAGGATTGGTTGCGGTATGCACTGGGAACATCATCAAGTACTTATGGAGATGCGAAGACAAGAACGGATTGGAAGATTTGTACAAAGCGAAGTGGTATCTTGACAAGCTCATAGCCGAAAAAGAAAAACAATCAAAGAAGAATGCTACCTTATAGGATGAAAGCAATGATAAAAATATCAACCTATGGGTTAATTTTTTGGTCGTTGAATTTATCCGGTCAAGTGCTGATTGACACCAACACAATCAAACAAGCAAACACATATTTGGTCAAAGGTGCAATCGCAAGGGAACAAGTCACGCATCTTCGTAAGATTGTGACATCGGATTCCATTATTATTGCCGAACAAGATTCAGTCATCACCAAACAAAAGGTAAACATCGCATATCTGGATGCGGAGAATAAGTCACTTTTTAGGCAAAATAAAGCCATTATTACAACTTTAAAGTTGTTTAAGGGTATAAGTATAGGTTTAGGAATTTTAACGCTTGTGGGATGGCTACGATAGACCTTGATAAATTACCCGATGCCCTTGATACTTATTTAGGGGATGCATCCGAAGGCTCACTCCTTCAGCAAATCATCATTGATTGGTGGAACAAGAAGGTGATTCCTCCGATTTGGGCGAATCTTGATGCCAACGGAACAAACGCATCATCTTCTTTGAGACAATCTTTTGCACCGGGTAACATCACCAAGTCACCGACATCCATCAACACAATTCTTGTGGCTGAGGATTATTGGGAGTTTATCGAATACGGGAGAAAGCCAACACGAGGAGGACATATTGAAGGCACTCCGTACTTATGGCAGTCGTTAAAAGAGTGGATAAGACAAAAAGGTATCAAACCGGCTGAAGGTCAAACATACGATTCACTTGCCAAAGCCATTGCCAAGAAGATTCACCGCAGCGGAACTAAGCCACAACCATTCCTTGAGAAGGCGTTCACGGAATCAATACAGATGGAATTGGTGAATGAGTTGAATGCCAGATTCGGAGATTTGATATTTTCGGAAGATATAAAATTGTAACAAAAAGAAAAGTTTATTTGCATTATTGATAAGTTTATTTTACTTTTGCTCTTGTTATGGATTACACGAAAGCAATTGAAACAATTAAACTGAAACGCAGACAAGGACTATTTCAAATAGTCGCTCGTAAAACTGGTGTATCACTTCCAACGGTAAGAAAGTATTTGGTTGAGGGAAACATCGTTTCACCCAAAGCCAAAGCCGTCATTGAAATTGCACTACGGGAGGTGAACAATGATTGAAGCAACAATCAACGGTTGGATTCTCACAATCGGTGGGGATAGGTATGTTTACATTGACAAGCAAGTTGATGACTATTTACTTGAGAATCACTTTGATGAACTTGAACCATACCTGATCAAGCGAGATGTGTATTTCGGTGGATGCGTTGAGACCAATTTGGTCGGCATTGAGACGGAGAGATTCTTTTTCCTTGAACCCGACAAGTTTACAGTATTATTTATGCTCGGACACAAAACAAATTTCCTATGAATAAATCAGAATCAATTAAGAACATCGCTGGTGCGTTGGTAAAATTCCAAGCATCGGTGAGCAAGGTAGCAAAGGAAGCAAACAATCCTTTCTTCAAATCCAAGTATGCAAGTTTAGCAAACATACTGGACACCATCCAAAAGCCATTGAGCGAATGCGGTTTGGCAATCAGTCAATTCCCGGATGGGAACGCACTCACAACCATCATCCTTCACGCTGATTCAGGTGAATGGATGGAATCATCCTATGTGATGCCAGTTGCAAAGCAGAACGATCCACAAGCAATGGGAAGTGCAATGACCTACGCACGGAGGTATGCACTTGGTTCAATCCTAAACTTGAACATTGATGATGATGATGACGGGGAGAAAGCAATGGGAAGACAGATTCCAAAGAAAGATGAACTCACACCAAAGCATCCATCGTGGGCGAAAGCAGTTGAACACTTGAAGACGGGCGGTTTGATGACAGACATCACAAGCAAGTTTGAGGTATCTCCGGTCAATATCAAACTTTTAATTGGCGAGAAATGAATCAGTCACATCCAGTTATTCACACTTCTTTGAACGAAGAAGATTGGCAAAGGTTGAGAAGTTCACGCTTCACCGCTTCCGAAATCCACAAACTGATGGGAACTCCGAAAAACAAATCGGAGTTCTTGTCGGAAACTGCGAAATCATTTGTGTTTGAGAAGGCTGCGGAATACTTAACCGGTGCGAAATCGGAAATCTATGGTCGTGCATTGGATTGGGGTAAGGAACACGAGAAGGAAGCCTTCCACTATTTCTCCCAACAAACCGATGATTTCTTTACTTACTACGGTGCAGAGACATACACCTTTATCACTTATGGTGAATGGGGAGGGTATTCACCGGATGCACTTGGTCACCAGTTGGTAGAAATCAAATGCCCTTTCAATTCAGGCAACCACTTGCAAAACTTCTTCATTCAAAACAACGAGCAGTTGAAGAGCAAACGCACGGAGTATTTTTGGCAAATGCAAATGGGAATGATTGCAACCGGATTGGAAGAAGGTTTGTTTGTTTCATACGATCCCCGAATGCCCATCGGCAAGAAGCTCACAACCACTCTCATCACTTTGGAAGAGGACATCCAAGAAATCATTGATGAAAAATTGACCTACGCTGGGGAGTTGTTTTTGTCAATCACAAAATAAATCGTTCATTCACAAAGCCAATTAGAAAATAAATTTGCATAAGTGAAAGAAAGTATGTTGTTTTGAACTATGGCACTTGACATAATTTACCCAATCGTTTTAACACCCATCGTTTTTGCGGTGGGTTACGGTCTACATTGCATTAAGAAAGCAATGAACCAAGAACTTCCCGAAGCCAAACCATACCAGTTTGAACGGGATCAGTACAATCCGGAGTTTGACCAATTCAGTCAAACCATCTTCAATCACAAATTTTATAAAGGAAAAGCAAAATGATAACTTACTTAATCTTGGGCGGTGTGACTGTCCTTCTCGCTTACCGGTTGTGGCAAGTTGAGAGAAACGCAGAGGAATTGCAAGAATCAATTAACAAAAAGAATCGCAACATTTGGGATTTGGAAACAGAAATCTTGACGATCAGGTCAACCATCCAGCAAGGCAAGGATGATTTGAACCAAGCAAAGATGATGAGCGAGAAACGAATCGCAGAACTGGAAGACAAATTGCAAACTTTCAAGAACCAATTTACAGATTTAAAAAATGTTAAAAGCAAGGGTAGTGAAAGCAACAATTAATTCCATTTGCAAGTGGAGAGTTTACTTCGCTGGAGAATTACTCGCCACATTTGAAACGGAAAAAGATGCACGAGATTACGCAGCATTTATAGACAGACAATGAAGACACCAATAGACCGCTTGGTTGAACACCTACGCACGGAGTTTCCCGATTTGGATATCAGCCCACACCTGATCTTCAACTTCAAACAACTGGAAAAGATGGAACAACAACTGGCATACAATGCCGGGTTTGCCAACGCAAAGAAAATATACTGTGAAAAATCTAACTGATAAACAAGCACTATGTTGGGCAATTGCAATCCTTCGTGATGATATGCGTTGCACCTGGAGACAGATTGCCCAGCGAATGCAATTCAGCGAATGCAAAGTGCGTCACCTTTACACACAAACAAAACCCCTATGAATGTAACAAAAGAACTTGTGTTGAAATTGCTTGAGCAATATCCACAAACAAGAGACAACGACAACCTTTTGATGTCAATGATTTGGCGTAGAGAATCCAATTTGTTCAACTTCTTCCATCGTTTGGAATCAGGCAAGTTAACACCAGCGGAAAC